TGATAATAAACACGTTTTTGGTTCTATAACTGTTACGGTGTTGGAAAGTTCGGCTGAACCTAATTATGATATTTTAATTAATCCAGATATAAATTATGTTTTAGAAAATGAAGAGATTGCAATTACTGCAACTGTTTATAAAAATGGTATTGCACAAGATTATCCTATTGAAATAGTTGATATTAGCGAAGAAGTTCCTAGAAATAATTACAAAATAATGGTTCAAGGTAATACTTTTACTATTATTAATAAAAAGAAATTTTTATCTAATCCTATAAAGATAAGATGTTCTTATAATGATATATTTAAGGAATTTGAGTTCACTCTAAGGGGGTTATACTAATGGCTATGGATATGAAAGCAGTTAAAGGTGCTTATGCAACTTATAATGTAATACCAGAAATTAGTTATCGAATATTAGAACATTTGATGACTAATCCAGAGGCAGAAATTATTTGGAAATTATTAAAATATAATGACGCTGACGCTTGGAAAAAGAAAAATTTAACTCAAAAAGAAAAAGCAAATATGATTTATAATGGTATGTCTAATCAAGATGACTTTAATGTTTTTCTTGATTATTTTATGGATGAAGCTACAAATAAAGAAAAAAGTTTTCTTAGAATTTATCCATCTTCTTTATATCCAACTACAAGAACTTATGGTATTTGTATGGTTAATATAGAAGTTTATATACATTCTCAAATAAATCATTTGTCAAATTACACGACAAGGTTAGATACTATTATTCAAAAATTATTAGAAGTTTTAAATGGTTGTGACATCGGAGGAGTAGGGGTCTTATTCTTTGATGGTGATGTCACTAACTACAATCGTATTATAACTACCGGAGAAAAGCCTTATAAGGGTAAAATTATTACTATGGGGGTTAATTTATCATAATGGATAAAGTTGGTGAATACGATTATTATTTATTTTATGATAAACCAATACCTTATAAAGATTTATTAATTTATCCAGCAACAATGGATAGATATTTAGATTTTCATTTTTATATAACTTGTTTATTATTAGATAAAAATAGTATTCCTAATCCAGTAGTTATTTCTATGACATATTTACAGTTTTTGTATTATATGGCAAGTACGACTGAGTTACCATATTTATATATGTTTAAGGAACTTTTGAAAATGGTTTTACATATAGATAACGATAGTGATTTATGGTTTGGAACTGACCCAAATGGTAAAGCTATTTTTAGAATAAAAGGAGTTATTTACGACTCTGAAGATTTAGATAAAATAACAGATATTGTTTTTTTACAAAATAGTATTGAACATATAGATGATACTATTCAAAAAGAAGTAAGAGACGCAATGGAAAAGGCTAAGGTCTATAAAATGAAACAAAACGAATATAAAATGTGTTCGTTAGAAGACCAAATGATATGTGTCTTAATTTCAACTGCTTTAAAGTTTGATGACATTAATAAACTTACTATTAGGAAATTCAGTAAAATTTTAGAGAGAGTTGATTATAAATTACATTACGAAATTTATTTAAGTGCAGAAATGTCTGGTATGGTCAAATTTAAAGACGAAAACAAGATTAAACATTGGATGGCTGATTTAACTAAATCAGATAAATATGAAGATGTTAAAGTCGATGCAGACGAAATGCACCATAAAATAGATGATGTAAATAAATAATTATAAAGGAGGAAATAAAATGAAAAAGTTTTTAGTTAGTACAGCTAACGTATATGGTTATGATTCAGATGATAATCTATTATTCGTTGGTACAACTTTAATGGACAGTTCAATTGAAACTACATTATCAAATACTGATGTTAGAGCTGGACAAGGAAACCAATTACAATATATCTATTATCATACAGCTGAAATGAATATCACAATCAATGAAGCTCAATTCTCATTACCATATTTAGCATTAAACGTTGGTTCTAGTATAGTTACTGGAGCAAAAGTATGGACAACTGAAGATGTAACTGTTACTGCAGGAGCAGGAACTGTTCAAGGAACACCATTAGGAATCACTGGTTCAACTTTATATGGTTGGGTAACTGATAAAAATGGTAACGTTGAAAGAGTTACATTTACAGGAAATTCATTCACTATGAGTGATACAACTTATGAAGGAGATGTTTGTGTAAGATATTATTCAAACGATGCTGCTGCTAGACAAATTACTGTTTATGCAGATATGTTACCTTCAACAATCAGATTAGTAATGGAAGCACAATTATGTAGTTCTGATTCTACAACAAATAGAATTGGTACATTACAAGTAGAAGTTCCAAAAGCTTCAATGACTGGTGCATTTACATTATCAATGACACCAGATTCAGTTGCTCAAACACCATTAACAGTTAGAGCATTATCTTATACTCCAACTAATAAAGGTGGATGTACTGCTGATAGACCAGTATATGCTACAATTACTGAAATCTTATATGATTCAAACTGGTATGACAATGTTACAGCTTTAGCTATTGATGGAGGAGACTTCTCATTAGCAGTTGACGGAACAAAAGCATTAAAAGTATTCGCTGTACCTAATGATGGAACAGCTGCATTCTTAGCACCAATTACTGGATTAACTTTCAGTTCTGACGACGACACTAAAGCAACAGTTTCTACAAACGGTGTTGTTACAGGTGTTGCTTCTGGTACTGCAACTATTAAAGCTACTATCACTGACAAAACAGATATTGACGCAAACGTTATTGTTACAGTTGGTGAATAATTAAATGTCAACAACTAATTGCCAATATAGTCAATTAAAAAAGTCTGGTTTGGAGCAAAGTTTAATTTGCTCCTTAACAGGCAAATATTGTACTAAACAAAGGTATTGTCCTGTTCAACGAAAATTGGTTAATACTGATGATTGGCGAACTTGTGCTCAATTACAGAAGGAGGACTTAAATATGGCTAATAAAAGAAACTACAAGAAAAAAGTAGAAGAAACTAAAACAGAAGTAATTGAAGAAATTATTCCAGTTGAAGTTGAAGAAAAATTAGTAGAAGAACCTATTCCTACAATTGAAACCGAGGAAGTCGAAGAAAAACCAAAAGTTGATGAGGAAGACAAAAAGGTTATTGATACTAAATATGAAGTAATATTGGCAACTCCAACTTATTATATTATTAATAAAGATGGAAGAAATATTACTATTAAAGAAGTAAATAATTACAAGAAAGGGGATATTGTTATTTTATAACATCCCTTTTCTTTTTTACTTTTAGAAAAATCAAGGAAGGAAGAATAAACTATGGATAATATTACTTTAGGGCAAGTTGTCATATTCTTAGCAGAAATAGCAGGTGTAATAGTTTCTATAGGTACAATTGTGGGGGTTGTAATAAAATTATCAAGCTGGATTAAGAAAAATAGAAAAGAAAAAGAAATAAATCCCATTTTAGAAGAAATCAAAAAAATAGATAAAAAGGTGGACGAAGTTAACAATAATGTTGGTAACGTAAGAGATGAGATGTCTGATAAAATGGAGGAAAATTATAAACAACTAAACAATAAGATTGACTCATTAGAAATAAACCAGTGTAAGGATGCAATTATAGATTTTATATCAGACGTAAAGTCTGGTAAAAATGTTTCTTCTAAAGAGGAACGTGCTTACGAAGCGTATGATAAATATACAAATGTATATCATCAAAATTCTTATATCCATAAATTGTGGGAAGAAAACGTAAACACAACAAAGGAGTAGATGAATATTTGGAAACCATTATGATTATAATAGCTCTAATGATTATAGGATTTGTAATAATCCCTGTATCTTTAAATTTATGTAAAGAACAAATATGGGAATTTGTCAAAGAGAATATAGAAAAAGATGCAAAATATAGGAAAATGGTGAAAGATATGATGAAAGGAAAATAAGGAGATGGAAATTTTAGGAATTGATGCTGCAACTAAAAAAACCGGTTATAGTGTTTTAAATTCTACGACCGGAGAGTTAGTTGAGTATGGATTAATTAAGACCAACTCTGAAGATGTTAGGGAAAGAATGAAAGAAATTTATTTTGAACTAACAAAAATTATTAAACAACATAAAGATATAAAGGTGGTTGTTGTTGAGGACGTACCAATATCGTCTCATAATAATCTGAAAACGGGGAAAGAACTCAGCACACTACAAGGTGTTATCTTAGGGGTATGTTTTGAACAATGCCTACCTTGGGTAGTCTATGCCCCATCTGGATGGCGTTCGAGAATGGATTTATATGATGGCACTCGTGCTGGTATGAAAAGAGCCGTTCAGAAAGAGTTGGCAGTAGACAAAGTTAATAAATTATACAATTTAAATTTTAATTATTATATTAGAGATACAAAAACAAAACAAAGTGACGATGATGTGGCGGAAGCCATACTAATCGCTAGAGCTTATTTTTTAGAAAAAAAGGAGGATTAATTTATGAAAATAGGAGATATAACTTTAAAACAAGACTATCTTACTGGAGGTCAAGTAGGTAATTTAGTTACTGAAGCTATTGAAATTTATAAACAAGGTGGATTATTTAAAGATTATGCTTTTAATCCAGTTGATATGGAAATAAATTTTTATGCAGGATTATTTTATTTATTAATTGAAGATTATAAAATTGATGATAATGAACAATTTGAAGAATTATTCAAAAAAGGTGTTCATAAAGAAATTTTAGAAAAAGTTACAAACGCACAACTTGCATATGATTTAATGTGGAAGACAGCAAGAGAAATTGGTAATTCAATAGGAAGTATTTTAAATAAAATAGATACTTTTATAGGTAATTTACCAGAAAATGAAAAATTAGATGAATTAATGGAAAAATTGCCAGCAGAATGGCAAACTGTTAAGAAAGAATACGAAGAAATAACAGGTCAAGATTTATCAAATAAAGGGGACAAAGAATAATTTCTTTGCTCTCTTTTTTTTAGAAAATAACAAAACTGAGAGGAGATGGCTTCGTGGCTAAAATTTTTGATAATAGTACGGAAATGGAAAGTTATTTTAATAAAGTAATAGAAGAAGTTATTGAAGCTGTTTCTAAAGATTTATTAGATGATTTTTTAAAACATTTAGATAATACAATTTATAAAGCAAAGCCAGGAGAATATTCAAGATATTACAAAGACGGAGGTTTTTATGCTGGTTGGACAATATCAGAAGAAGCCAATAAAAAAATAGGTGATTATGTAAGGTCTTTAATTTTTGATGACAATAGATTAATTGCTCCTCAAAATGATATGATAAATAGTCAAATGTCTCACGGTGGTAATGATGGTAGCGATATCAGACATATAATGCCTATGGTTTTAAATAATATAGCAGATAATGATTTTTATTCTTATAATGGTGGTGCTTTATATTTAGCAGAATTAAATAATGAAGGATATTGGGATTCTTATGAGAAAGATTTAGATAGAAAAGTTAATAGATGGTTTAATCAAGAATTAAATAAATATGGAATTAAGAGGGGGTGAGTAGCAAATGGAAAATAAATACAGCGTTAAGATTGGTATTAAACTAGAAGAAGGTGCTGTTGCTAATATTAAAAAGGATATTGAAAAGCAATTATCACAAGAAACAATCAATTTAAAAATTGATACTTCTGGTTTAGACGATGTTGCAAAGAAAGCTAATCAAGCCGCACAACAATTAAATAAAGTTAATAAAAATAATAAATTATCTAAAACTGGCGATAGTGCTAAAAAGGCAGCCAAAGGTGTTAATGAATTAAATCAAAGTTTAGAAAAAACAACTAAAAATATGAAAAATCAAGCTTTTGCAACAGATAATTGGGCTTATAACTGGTCAAAAGCGATGCAATCATTTTTAACATATAATACTGTTACACAATTCTTCAATACTGTTATGAACGGTATTAGAGATATGATAGAAGAAGTTAAGGATTTGGATGCTTCTTTAACTGAATTACAAAAAGTTACTGACCTCGAAGGAGAGTCTTTATCTAAATTTGTAGATGAAGCTTATAGAGCCGGAGAAACAGTTGCAAAAACCGGAACAGAAATGGTTGATGCTGCTACTGCATTTGCTAAAGCCGGATATAAAGATAATGCTCTTGAATTGGGTACTGTTGCAGCAATGTATACAAATATTGCCGATGAAGCTATAGACGCTGCAGATGCCGCAGATATGATTATTGCTCAAATGAAAGCATTTAATATTGAAGCTGAAGACTCAATACATATTATTGATGCAATAAATGAAGTTTCAAATAACTTTGCCGTAAGTTCTGCAGATATTTCACGTAACTTAGGTAAAGCTTCAGCCGTAATGGCTAATGCAGGAAACTCAATGGAACAATATATTGGTTTAATGACTGCTGCAACAGAAGTTACAAGAAATGCTAGTAAGGCAGCTAATGGTCTTAAAACTTTAACTTTACGTCTTCAAGGTATGAACGATGAAGGAGAAGAAGACTTAGAAGTTCAAGCACAAATGGAGGCTTTATTCCAAAAATTAGGTATTTCTGTTTACAAAGCTAATGGAGAATTAAAAAATACTTATGAGATTTTAGAGGCTTTAGCTCCTGTATATAAAGAATTAACAAATGCTGAAAAGGCTTATGTTACAGAAACTATTGCTGGTAAATATCAAGCACAAAACGCAGCAGCTATTTTAATGAACTGGGAAACTGCAGTTAATGCTACTACAACAGCAATGAATAGTAACGGAAGTGCTGCTAAAGAAAATGAAAAAGTTTTAAAAAGTATTAGAGGTCACTTACAACAATTAAGTAGTGCGTGGGAAGAATTTTCTAAGAAAATTTTTAATAGCGAATTAATTAAATTTGTAGTTGATTTAGGGACTTGGGTTTTAAAATTAGCTAATTCTGGATTTGGTCAATTAGCAATTAAAGCTGGATTAGTAGTAATTGCATATAAACTATTAAGAGCTTCAATATTAAGAGTAGTTGCTAGTGTAAAAACTTTTAATGTTGCTCTTGCAGAATCTTATATAGTTTTACAAGGTTATCCTCCAGTTATTGCTAAAACAGTAGCGGCAAATGCTACATTAGGAACTTCTTTTGAAATTGCTGGAGCGTCTGCTGTAGCATCTATGAAGTCAATGGCTGTGGCTTCTCTTAAATTTTTAGCAACTCCTGCTGGAATTGCTTTGGCTGCAGTGGCTGCACTTGGTGTCGCAATTTATGCTCATAATAAAGCGATAGAAGAACATATTGAACGTATGGAGAAAATGAACGAACAATATGAAGAAGATTCTAAGCAAATTAATGATAGTATTGATGGATTTAAGAAATATAGAGCAGTGTTGGCTGATACCAATGCTACTGAAGAAGAAAAGAAAGAAGCAAAAAAAGAACTTCTTGAAATTCAAAATCAATTAGCAGAAAAGTATGATATTGAAAGAGATAAATTAAAATTAGTTAATGGTGAATATGAAGAACAACTTGGTTTATTAAAAGAAATTGAACAACAAAAGTCTAAAAACTTTATTGAAGATAATTATGGAGATATTGAACAGGCTAAAAAATTCTTAAATAGTAAAGTTCATTATGGAATAAAAACAACTAAAGTTGCTCACGCAGATGATTATGAAAAATATCCTAAGTATGAAAGTTTCTTAGAAGAAACAACTGCTGATGGAGTAAAGAAAACAAGAGAAGAATGGATAAGTTTCTACGATAAACAAATTGAAAAAATAAAAGAATATGGTGCTGAATGGGGCTTAACTAAAAAAGAAATTGAGCAAACCGTAGGTATTATTGCTGAATCAAAAAATAAAATTGCAAATGATAAACAATATAAAGCATCTCAAGAAACTTATGAAAAATATATTGAAGCAGAAATTCAGTCTGGGGAAAAATGGGCTGATACATATTATAAAATTAAAGAACAACAAGCAAAATATGCAGAAGCTATTAAAAATGGAGATAAAGAAGGGCAAGAAAATGCTCTTGAAGAATTATCTAAATTACAAGATAAATTAAAAGGACAAGTTTTAAAAGCAGGTGATTCTGAGGAAGCAAAAGACCAACGTGAACAATATAATTATATGGTTAAAATGTTTGATGATTACAGAGATGAAATTAAAAAACATAATTTCATTAAAGATTATTTTCAATCATCAAATTATGGAGATTCCGAATATAAAAAAGCAATTGATGGAATAGTTAATGGTTTAAAGAAAGATTTAGGGAAAGAAAAAATCACAACAGATGATTTCTTTGATGTTGATGGAAAACCTTTAAAAGATGTTCAAGAAACAGCCGAAAAATACGGATTTACTGTAGATGAATTAATAGACTCTTTAGTAAATTTAAATGCTGTTAGTGAAGGAACTAATCATATTGTCAGTGAGTTTGCGAATAAGACAGAATCTTGGAGTAAAAGTGTTGATGCTTTACAACAAAAATATCAAGATTTAGCCGGTGTAATGGAAGAATATAACGAAACTGGTTATATATCAATAGATTCACTACAAACTTTATTAGAAAAAGATTGGGAATATTTACAGTATTTAGAGTTTGAAAATGGACAATTACAATTAAATACAGATGCTTTGAAAGCAGAAGCTGCTGCAAAATTAGATGAGGCAGAAGCGACAGCTTATGCAGATGCAATTCAATCAATTAAATTGTTAAAATCACAAAATGAAACAGAAGTAAATAAACACTTACAAACATCATATGAAAATTTAAAAACAAAAATTGATGCAATGCACGATTCTTATAATACATTAATTAATGATGAAGCAACTCTTAATGCTATTAGAAACGCTAATGGAGAAGATGGAGTTAAGGCTTATGAAAATGTTCAAAAAGAATTACAAACAAAGCTTCAATTAATTAATAATGCTCGTCAAAATTTAAATAAAAATTTTGGTGGTGCAATGGGAGGAAGTTCTAGTTCAAGAGGAGGAGGTTCTTCATCAAAATCTGAAAAAGAATGGTGGGAAAAAGAATTTGATGCCTTAAAAGACCAATATGATAATAATGAGATAACAATTAATGAATATATTAATAGTTTACAAAATTTATTAGGTAAAGTTGGTCAGGGTACTGAAGCTTGGAAAAAAATTAATAAAGAACTTCAAAAACAAAAACTTGATAAAATAAAAGATGATTATAATTCAGGAAGAATTTCTTTAAATCAATATATTATAGCTTTACAGAATTTACAAAAAGAATATAGACAAAGCACAAAAGAATGGAATAGTTTAGCAGATGCAATTAAGAAAGCTAAGTTAGACTTATTAAAAGAACAACAAAATGATTTAAAGGCAGCTTTATCTGCAGTAAATAACGTTTTAGAAAAACAAATTGATGATTATGAAGATTTAAAAGATGCCGCAGATAAAAGATATGATGATGAATTAGATAAATTAGGAGATTTACAAGATGCTTTAAATGATAAAAATGATGATTATGAAAGAGCACAACGAGCAGTTGTAGATTTCTTAAATGAACAATTAGATGCAATCAATGAACAAAGAGATACAGTAGAAAATTATTATGACGATGTTATTGATGCAATTGAAAAAATGAATGAAGATACTAAAGAATCTATAGAACTTGCTGAAGCATATGATGCTTTAATGAATGCTATGACTCAAAAAACTAAAAAAGTTTATAAAGAGGGTCTTGGATGGATTTGGACAACAGATGCTGAGGCGATAAAAAATGCTAAACAAACATATGATGATTTAGTTAAAAGTGCAACAACAAAAGAAATAGAAGAACAGAAAGATAAGGCTGTTAACTCATTAGAAGAACAAATTGAGGCATTACAAGACTATATAGATTCTTGGGACAAAGTTTTCGATAAATTTGATAATGAAAAGAATAGAAATCTTGCAGATATTTTATTAGGCGAAAATTGGTCAGAAATGGTATCTAATTTAGACCCTCAAATTGTTGATGATTTTTCTGATGCTTATTATGAACTTCAAAAGAATTTAGATGAAACTGCTAAACAAATTGAAGAATTAAATAAACAAAAAGAAGAAGAAGACGAATATTGGGATAAATTAATAGAAGATTTACAAAATTATAAAGGTGAATGGGCTGACGTAGCAAATGTCTATGAAGAAGCTCAAAATGCTTTAAAAGCTAAACAAATAATGGGTGCTAATTGGGAAAAAGAAATTCTTGATAGAAGATTAGATGTATTAGAAAACTTTAAGAATAAATATAATGCTATTCTTGCAGAAATTGATAAGGTTGATAATATGTCTACTGACCAAGCATCAGGTTATACTGCTTTAAGATTACCTGGATATGCTAATGGTGGAGAAGTTGATTATACTGGTCTTGCAGTTTTACACGGAACTCCAAACAAACCAGAATATGTCTTAAATAATTCTCAAATGAGAAACTTATTAGGAAATTTAACTAAACCTAGAACAACATCTATTATTAACAATAAAAATGGTGCTGTTGTAAATAATTATAGTTTTGGTGATATCGAATTGCCAAATGTTACAAACGCACAACAATTTGCAAATGAATTAAAATCTATGTTAAATATAACGAAAAATCAATAGGATTGGTGAGGACACGAATGTCCTTACCTTCCTAATTTAAAAGGAAGGAGGAATAAATGTGATTTATCAACCTAGGTCAATACAACCAACATATAAATCTATAGATGCAAATAGTATTGAAGAAATATCATTAGTAATGAATACTAGCGATAAAGTTACTGCATATAGACTAACAGTATATGACTGGGAAAACAACGTGATTTATCAAGGAGATAAAACCGACTTCGCTGTTGCTTTATATAATGGAGATACTGGATTTATTGAATTAGGTGAAGATATTGGTCTTGAAAATGGTAAAGATTATAAGTGGACTGCAAGATTATATCAAGATGATGCTAATATGCAAATCACTTATGGTAATGTAGTTGAACCAACTTTATATAATTATGATATTCCTTCTGGTGGATTAAGTGAAGATGATTATGTAATAGAAGTTGGAGATTATGGGTTTTCTTTCAACTTACCATTAGACGCTTCACAAGGAGATGTATTGTGTTATGATTCTTATGATGACACAATTATATTAAGATACAACAGTGGAACGAGTGAAAGTTCGTTGGCTGCAACAAAAATAACTTTAGGTAATTTTGCAGATTTGACTATGACTCAAGATGGAGATGTTTATAAATACACTGTTACAAGTGATGGTTTAAATGCTGCAGATTATCATATTGAAGTTTTAGGCAGAAATGTTTGGTTTACGACATTAAGCGACTTGAAAGAAGGAGATTATATTACTTATAATCCAACTACAAAAAAAGTAACTCAAACATATAATGATATAACAATTAGTTTACAAACAATCAATGCTGTAGAATTACAAGTAACTCAAGCAGTAAATACAACAACTAATATATATTTAAAACAAAATATAAATATTAAAAATGGAATGTTATTAAATATTGGCGATGAAACCAAAGAAATTTCTGATTATAATGTTAATACTGGATTATGTATTGTTAGTGAAGCTTTTAGTAATGTTCCTACACACGAAGATAAATATATTGTTTATTCAGATTTTATTGAAACAACTCCAGAAAATGTTTTATATGTAAGAGAAACTCCTGTAGTTACTATTACAAATTATCAACAAGAAATTCATACGAAAGAATATACTTTTACTGGTTCATATGTTCAATCAGATAATGTTCCTTTAGTATATTTTATTTGGAATTTATATACCATAACAGATAGTGGTGCTCAGTTAATTAAAACATCTGGAAAAGTTTATAGTGCTAATATCCAATTTTATTATAATGGATTTAAACCTGGAGAAACATATAGAATAGAATTAGGTTGTGAGACGGAATTTGGAGTATTAACAACCACAAGAGCTTTAAATTTTTCTTGTAATTATTCTGCTTTATCATATGATGACCAACCTATTACTATCAGCACAGAAGACCAAGGATTAAGAGTTTCTTGGGCGACATTAACAAGTGATGCTCCTTATTCATTAAGCACAAATCAAGCCAGAGGATATATTCAATCAAATAATAATTCTTCGAGTCTAATTTGGCTAGAAAGAGGGCAAAATATATATCCAAATCAGAAAGTTATAGTAGGCTCTGATGAATTAGAAGGAACAATTGCAACTTATAATAAAAATAATGGTAAGACTACTTTAAGTATACCTTTAGCACACGCTCCAGTTAACGGCGATTATTATTATATTGTT